GTTGTACTTTTTTTTACCTACTTGCTCACGGCTACGCATATCCTCAATTACTAAGCTAAGTATTTTACTATCCATTTATTTGTCGGTTTTGCTATGTATTTTAAAACAAGTTTTACACTTGTATAATATCTTCTTTACTCCTGTTGCAGTTGTACGCCTCATTTGTATTACTATCTCATCGCTTCCACATTCAGGGCAAGAGCCTCGGTCTTGTCCAAATATAACTCCGTAATGTGTTTTAGGTTCGATGTGGTTTTTAAGTGCGTTAAATACCTGCTCTAATAACACTACATCTTTTTGGCAGTACTTAATCATTTTAGCCATTGCCACTTTATCCTTATGCAGAACAATGTCTTTCCATAAACTATATTCTGTTTTTATCTTAGTGCCAATACCTAAGTAGTCAGCTATGTAATTAAGCTTGTTGCTATTAAATCTAAACTTTTGACGTGCTACCTTTAGCGTGTCGATTGTAACGTATTTAGGGAACATCTCAATCCCGTGAAATAAGCAGCGTGTTCTTATCCAAGCAAGGTCGAACTTATCTCCGTTATGTCCTACAAGTTCCGATGCCGTGTTTGCTACTTCTATAAAACTTTGTAGCATCTTTTTGTCGTTCTGTTTGCTATCCCATTGTAAATAGTAAACTTCTTTTTCGTCTTCCCACTTGTAGCATATACAAATGATAGCACGTTCTTTAATGATGCTATCCGCAGTTACATTAAGCTTGTAACCTGCGCTCCAGAAAAAGCCAACGTTGGGCGAGGTTTCGATGTCAAAGAATAGTCGTTTGCGTTTTGATTTTAGCATTGTTTATTTTTGGCTGAATTTATCTATTGTAGTAGTACCCATCGCAGCTATGCAAATAACCATTACGGCATCTACAAGTTTATCCGAAGGGGCAATCTCTTGATGCGTGAAGCTATTAGCTAATAAAGTAACACAGATAAATAAAGCCGATAGTAAAGCAATCACTCGCTTTGTAGACACGCTACCTCTTTCGTCTGCTAATAAGTTGGCTAACCATTTCATAATATTAATTTAAGGTGTGAAGTATAATTTAGTTTCTGCTTCTCTACGTCTTGTAAGTCCTGCTAATACTTTCCCACCTGCCTTGTTCCACTTAGCAAATTCTAAAGCAATAGAAGGGTCGTTAGGGTTAGCGTTTACCTTCTTTAATAAAGTAGAGTTTCTTAAGTTACCAATACCTGCGTTATAGGCAAAGCTTGTAAGCGCAGCAAACTGATTAGGTGTAACCGAACTCTTAACTAATGGAGCAACTTTGTCAGCAAACTCTTTAGCTATGATTTCAAATAACTCATTGGCACGTTCTTGCGTAATCTTATCTCCAGGCTTTACAGGTTTACCGTCTTCAAAAAAAGTATTACCATATCCGATAGTATCTTTTGCAGCACTACATTTGTAAGCTACTAATTTGCAGCCCTCGAATAATTTAATAAGGTCTTTACCTTTGTCGTTTAATTGCATTTTATTTTATTTGTGAGTATAGAAATAAAGTTAGCATAGCAAACAATACTGAGTTAAGCCTATGAAGTTTTAATTCAAAGTTCATATCTTTTTCGTATTGCTCGTAGATTGCTATGTTTTTATAGTACCTATTGCGATAGTCGTTTAACGTATCGTTTGATATTTTATTGCGTTGAGTAAGGGTATCTTTAAGGGTAAGTAGATCAATGCGAAGGCTATCCCTTGTTTTGATGTTAGCTTTAATTAAGCTATCTATTCGTGTGTTTTGGTAGCTTACTAAATTAGTTAGGCTATCAAATGAGTTGTTAATCTTCTCGCCTTCTGTACGGCTAATAACAATCTTGTCCTCGCCTCCTATCTTTTTAACGTATTGGGCGAAGCTGAAACTTGGTGCTATTAGTATCGACAGAATTAGCAGAGTCCAATTTAGCCTTAACTTCATTTAGTTCTGTTTTTAATTCTTTTACTTCTTGCTTTAAGGTAACTATTGTTTTTACTGTCTTAGTTATTACCTTCTTGTTATCCTGAGAAGCCACCCCCTGCACTTGTTCACTTTGCACTTGGCTTTGCTTTACTTTGTCTTGCAATTCTTTGATCTGGTTATCGGTCTTAGTTCCGCAACCTATCAAAGCAACCAATAATAAATAGCGCATTACTTAAACTTTTTAAGAGCCTTTAGGTCTACTGCCATTTCTAAACGAGCCGTACTCGCTGCATTACTGCTATCGCTTTTACGCACCATTTCGTACAAGCTGCCTATTTTTTCGTCTTGCTTTTCGTTACGCTTTGCATTGTCAATATACAAGTAACTAATACCGCAGATACACAAAAATAGCATACCCACGACTGGGTTCTTGCTAAACTCTTTAAATGAAATAGGTAACGGGTTAGCCGATACGCTTACGCTTTTTGCTGCTTTTGCCATATTATTTACGTTTCCAAAAGAATAAGATTAGCGTAATTATCAATATAAGCGCAATTAGAGCCTTATAGAATTCGCTGAAGGACTTATCCTTAGTTTTAGTTATCTTCGAAATTTGAGTACTTTCTGTGCGATTAAGAGCCATTGAGTCCGTCTTGGTCTGCTTACTATCTGTCTGCTTTTCTTTTGTACCCCTTGTATATGTTTCGGTGTACTTAGGGATTGTTATCATACTATCCTTAGTAACCCACAAAGTATCGTAGTAAGTAATGGTCTTGGTAAAATACTCTTCCTTTTCTACTATTTTAGTTACGCTATCTAAAACGATAACACGCACCGAGTCAAAAGTTTTAACTACTGTGCTATCTAAACGCTCCGATGCCTTCTTTACAGAAGCACACGAAGTAAGTAGTAAGGCTAAAAGTATTAATCTCATTTAAGCTTTTTAGTCATTTTGTAGTAATAGCGGATAGCCATCGCTCCAGAAACAATAGCCACCAAACTTGCAATCAATGTGAATAGTGGTTGAATACTTGTAATGCTTATTGTTGCACTTACTACTGATACGATTGTTGATTGGTCTGCTTGGTGGTTATTTTCCATTAAAGTTCTTCTTCTTCTTGTTTGTTAAAGTCGATGCCGGTAGTCCAATCTTCTAAGAATGTAAAATTCTCTAAGCCTGAAGTATTAATTACTTCAATCTTGTAAAATTCTATTTCCTTATCCGAAAGGTCTTTGATTTGTTGCGTAAGTTTTTTAATACCTTCTTTAGAATATTTGTAATTTGACTTTTCATCAAGCAATAAGATGCCATCTTTATCGGTACTTGCATTGTCTAATCTTAACTCCTCGACATCTGCATTATACTTTTCGTATAAAGGTTTAATCTTTTCAAAAATCTTAAATAGCTTTTTAGCTACCTTGGTTTCTTGATTACCAATTACTTGGTTTAAATTGCTTACTAATTCTAATAATTGTTTGTTTTTCATTTTGTTGTTTTTGTTATGCGTAAATTAATGTTGTTTTATTTTTTACTTTACCATTTAAGTATGAATAAATACTTGCAATATTAATGTTATAGTATCTTGATGCTTCAACTACTGAATTATAAAATATTCCAGTAGCAGTATCTAATACTAATTTACAAGAATATTTTTCGGCATTTTTAGATATTTTGCTCTTTTGTAATTCACTATGCCATTTAAGTCCTGTTCTAAAAGCGTGTTTATTATTCTCGGAATAGGTACACCATTCTAAGTTTTCTAAACGATTGTCGGACTTAATACCATTCTTATGATTAACACAAGGCTTGTTATCAATATTATCCAAATATGTCAAAGCAACTATTCTATGTATTAAATATGCCTTTTTAGTTAATTTATCACATAGCATTACTTTTTTATATCCGTTACCATTATCTACTTCTTTTAGAAATATTTGCTTTAACTCACTCCAAACCTTTCCATCTTTGGTAACTGAATAATTAGGATAACCTGGAATTGCCTTCATATTGTTTTTTTTGTAAAGATATATAGATTTTATTTATTCCACGGCAAAGGTAAATTTACAATCGGAGGGTTTTTAAGGTTCTCAATTTGAGTAGCTAAGTTTTCATTCATAGCCTCTACGTCATTACCTGCAATTAACCACTCGCATACTTGGTCGTAAGTTAAATTTTCGTATGCAGTAAAGTCAGTTTGCGAAGGTGTAGTGCAAGACATCGCTCCGTAAACTTCAGCATTGTAAGTTCCGTCTTCTGCTTGGTATCTCCAATGTACTGTTTTTACTACATCTGTTAAACCATCTTCGCTTGGTGCGGTGTCCATTTGGCTAATAAGCCATTTTGTTTCTAATGCCATTTTATTTTTTTTTAATTTTTAACAATATCCTGCATTTACTACGGGTATTGTGTATGTCGTTCCGTTTATTTCAATATTAGCAACTGTACCTGTGAACCAAGAAGAAAATTCACCCCAAGTACCAGGTACACAAGTTGCTGTCCTTGTGTTTCCTAATTTCCAAGTTGCAGAACTTTCGCCACTTGGTGCGCTTGTTCGTATTGTTCCATTAACGTGTAATGTAGCATTTGGCGATGTAGTACCTATACCAACAAGCCCATCAGAGGTAATAACCATTCTGTCGGCAATACCAGACCTTTGAAATACTATGTTATTTGTAGAAGTTGTATAGATACCCCAATTTTGTGTACCACTATTTTGTAAACCTATTGTTCCATTAACAGTAAGTTTTTCTCCAGGCGATGTAGTACCTATACCTACGTTACCTGCTTGTGAAATAAGCATTTTTGAGGTTGGAGTAGTTGAGCCACTATTTGATGTTCTAAAATCAATATAACCTCCATCTGCTCCTGTTGTTGTTTGCTCAATATGAATAGCACCTAAAGAACCTCTATTGCTTTGACCCGTAAATCTTCCACCTGCAGTTGCAACGTCTAATGCTTGTTTAGATATAACGTGTCCATTGGTATCTATTAAAAAAGAACCTCCTGTTTGTGTAAATGTAGCTGCTCCTGTAGAGGCTATTGTTAAACGTGTTGTTCCTGCTGATTTGATTGCAGTTGTTCCTGTATCTGCTCCAAATGTTGTAACTCCAGAAGAACAAAGAATATCAAAATCTGCATCTACTCCATTGGTTGCCGTAAATTGTTTTCCTGAAGATGCAAAAGAAACCAATCTTGCACCATAGTTACCGGGACTTGTAGTACCAATCCCCAATCTACCACTCGCATCTAACGTCATAGCTTGGGTCTGTGTCATTGTTGCTCCTGCCGTTCCTGAAACTGCATTTAGCCAACGATGCTCTCCACTAATTTGTAAATAGTTAGTTGCAACACCATTTGAAATATAAGCTGCAACATCACTCGTTGTATAAAACAAATTTCTTGCTAATGCAGTAAAACCACTTCTACTAATTAAAGACGTATTATTTAATAATTGTAATACAGTATTTTGAGTTCCCCACGCACTCGGTGTAACTCCTAATCCTAAATTTCCTGAAGCAGTAATAGTTAAAATATCAATAACTGCTGGTATACCAATATAAAGATTGCCGTCTGTAAAAGAATTAAATTTATATGTTCTACCTGTTGTTGCAGTTGTATTAACTAATCTAAATTCAGGGTTTAAATTTGTTTGTGATAATACACCACCACTTTCACTTAATATTGAATTACCTAAAGTGCTTGAGCCTGTAAACTTAGGTAAAGTATTAGTAGTACCTGTACCCGTTACTGGATTGGTTAAAGCGTTCTGCTTGTTGTTAAACGTAGTCCAATCGGTGCTACTTAAAGCACCTCTATTAGTTGCACTTGCAGTAGGTACGTTTAAAGTAATTACAGGAGTTGTAGTTCCGTTAGCAACAGTAGAACTTAAATCAGTTCCCGTAGTTCCTATTGTTAAAGCTGCAACAGAAGTAACTGTACCTACACTCCAAGACCTATTTGCACTTAAATCAAAAGCAGTTCCGTTAATAGTTAAAGTTCTACTTGTTGGAACATATCCGCTTAAATCAGGTGCGTATTGAGGTACGTTTAAAACACCCGTTGTGCTATTGTATGTTGCTGCTCCGCTTGTTCCCGTTGTAGTTAAGCTAATGGCAGCTCTTGCCAAAGCATCGGTATATTGTGTAATAGTAGAAGCAATTACTCCCGTTGTGTTATTATAGCTTATCCCTGCACCTGCACTTAAAGCCGTTAAAGGAATGTAAGCATTAGGGTTAGAAGCTAAATAGTAAGTGCTGTTATCGTAGCTAATAGTTGTTCCAGAAATCTTAACAAAGCCAGTACCATTTAAAGCATTTTGTTTCGCATTAAAAGTACTCCAATCTGCACTTGATAAAGCACCACGATTAGTAGCCGATGCCGTAGGTAGATTAAAAGTATGTGTAGCCGTTGCACTTGCTATGTTAAAATCAGTACCACTTGTACCTGTTGCAAAATATTGTACTTGTTCAGTCAAGCCATTAAGAGCAGTTAAGCCTGTTGTGAACGTAGTAATAACTTGACATAAATGACTATTTTCAGTATGTAAAGTAATTGTCCTACCTGCCGTTGTAACATAGATGCGAACCGCTAATCTATCCGTTAAAGTTAAAGTTGTTTGCGGAACTGCTAAAGCACTAAAATAAGCCTCAATATTTGTTCCATCATTAATTAATTTAGGACTTGTACTATTAGAAGCAATTAGCGTAAAAGTAGTACCATCATATTTATACAACTCAATATAAAAAGTTGGACTACCGCCACCGCTTGAAGCCTCAAAATATGTTTCAAAATTCCAATTACCTGCAGGAATATTTAATAAAGCAGGGTCATTAGCATCAGTTAAGAACGAAGCAATATATCCGTTAGAACTTCTTGAAAAATCTGTACCTGCTCCGATAATAGGTGTCTTATTCATTTCGTAATAAGTAACACCGCTTATTGTACCTTGATTAATAGAGCCATTTAAATAGTAAGAAACAGAAGCTCCACCACCGCCACCACCTGCTGGTAACGTAGATAATTGACCATCGCCTCTTACATATTGAGTGGCGTTACCTGCAAAAGCAAAAGCTAAAGTTCCGCTTGTTGTTATAGGACTTCCTGTAATACCTATTGAGTTGCCCGTAATAGTTGCAGCTACGCTTGTTACAGTACCTACCGCACCACTTGAACGCTGCCAAATAGTACCGCTATAAATCACATAATCGCCAACCGCAAAAGTAATACCACCCGCACCAAAATCTACTGTTCCTGCTACGTTACAAATATAAACATCTCCTGTATCGCCCGTTCCGTTTGCAAGTGTCGGTGTGTTAGTAGATGCGTTCCAAGTTCCTTTGTATTCCATAATAGAACTTGGTAATTGACTGATAGGAACTTTACCTAAACTATCAAGTGAAGCATAACCATTAGCGTTGCCCTTTTCACTTCTTAACTGATAAGTATTTAATAAAGCTTGTGAAGGGAATACTTCTACATAAGCAGAACCACTCCACAAATAAAGTTTTTGCGTGTCTTTAGCGCAATATATAACGTCAATACTTCCAGGAGTTGGGAACGCTGCAAGGTTAGTATAAAAAGAAACTGCACCGCTAAATATCGCACCTAATTGCGCAAGTGTAATCTTCTTACTTACTCCCGTTGTAGGGTCGCCTATAATAGTTAAATCTGTGCTAACTGGTGCTAACTCGGTAGCTAATTGGTTAATTTTTTTGCCTATCATTCTGTATAGTTATAGATGCTCGGTACTTGGCATCTGTCGTTTAAGTAAGGTAATTCCATTGTTATATCTATCTTAACTCCTGCAAGATAGTCAGGGTCGCTTTCAGTAAAGTAAGTCAAAGGAGCAGTATCGCCAATATCCCAAATTGCTTTAGGATAACGTAACTGAGCCACTATGTCTTGACCTACTAAAGTCATATCACTAAGTACTTCGGTTTCGTTTGTTTCTTCCATTAACATTCTGTCCATAAAATAAAGGCTAAAATTGTAAGTAATATTTTTAGCGTTTATAGTTGCACCAGTTAAAGTGTAGAACATAGCAGGGTAAGTAACCTCGCCATTGCTTAAACGTTCCCACACATCTCCGAAGTAAACAAAGTTAATTTGTTCGTGGTCGTTTCCGAGTGTCGTTATTTGTTTGTCGATTTGGGTTAACGTTAGGCTCATTCTTAATTTTTTCTAAATAAACACGAAGCTTATTTTGGTTTTTTAT